TATAATATTTTAAATAAATTAAAAGTTTTTAGCAGTATATAGCTAACACTTATTTTTTATCTTTATTTTCTTTTGAAGATTGGACATCATACTTGTTTTTGTTTTCTCTTGCTATGTCCAATTTAGTCTGTGCAATTTCTTTTTGAGCATTAATTTTTTCTCTTTCAACATCTAGTCTGCTATTCTCCATAGTCATCTTAGCTGTATTCTTTTCTCTTTCTAGATCTACTTGTTGATTATATCTAGTAGATTCCTTAATGCTGTCCATAGCATCTTGATAATCAGAACGTTGGTTTTGATTTATATCAACCATTGATCCATATCCTGCTGATCTAATTTCTGCTAACAAGATATTATTCTGTCTATCTTTTTCATTTTCTTCCATTTCAACTTGTAACTTCATTTGCTCTTGCTGTTGTTGAGCCATGATTTGTTGTTGTTGCATTTCTTGTTGTTGTTGCATTTGTTGCTGTCTTTCTTTTTCTACTCTAGCTTGTGAGTCTTTAAGAATATCAGTTACTTCAGCAATAGAATCTGCTTTAACAATGTTACCAAGTTCATAGATGCTTGCACCTGTAGTATTATTTGTAAGAGCCATTTGTTTAAGATTCTCTAAAATAGCTCTGTGATTAGTTTTAGTAGTTGCAAAAATATTAAAGTCTCTCAATAATAAATCTGTACCATTAATCATAAAGTTAACTTTCTCAGCTTCTGAAGATATATATGATAGTCTTACACTTGGATTTGAACTATAATAATATTGTGCTAAGTCAGTTCTCATTTGATGTACTCTTGGCATCAATTGATCTGAATGCTGTACAAAGTACATTTCTGTTTGAGCATATGATTGTTGCATAGCTTGTACTACACCAGTTGCTGTTTGAGCTGATACCGCTCCCCCTAAACGTTGAGGATTAACACCAATAGCATCAAAACACTGTTGTTTAAAATAATTAGCAAGTTGAATTCTAGACATTAATCTATTTGTCTGCTCCATGTTTAGAGTCTGATAATGATTAAAGTTAGTTGCATTCTCAGTATTAGTAATAGATGTATCAAGAGGTAGCATCTGGAAATCTTTCATTGCTACCCATGCTTTAGCATAATTGTTTTTACCCCAGTCTTCACCCATTGAATGACGTGGTAAAGCATTTTGATCAAACATAATTACTGTTCCTAATTCATCTATAAGAATGTCAGCAATCTGATTATTTACCATATTGTATCCAACTTGATACGCTTTCATTAAATCAACTACAGCAGTAGATCTTGTATTTCTATCTGAAAATACTCTACCTTCTACAGGAAGTTTACCCCCATACAGTGTATTGTTACCTTTAAATTGAAAAGGTAATCTTCCAGGTTTAGTTCTATTTATACCTACATAGATGGGGTTTATGTTATCACCCATTGTGGATCTCCACATGGCTGGTAAGTTTGGTCCAATTTTAACACCACCCCAAACTTCATTTATCCATATCCAATCTATATGCTCTCCTTGTAGTAAAGTTTCTTTAGTTCTATTTTTAAAAATTGATGTATCATATACAGGTTTTTCTGTAATTCTAAACGTTTCATCAATTATCTCTTGTAATACAGTACCGTCTTTTTCTATCTTAGTTAAATGTCCAACTCTTCTTTGTGTTTTCCAATAAATAGTAGAAACCCTCATTAAATTACCTTCATCTAAAGGTGTCATGTCTTCTGAGTTATCTAATATCTCACTAATTATATCTCCACCTATACCAGGATTGTTCCAATAGTTACTTGTATATTGTCTATATGCTAAACCTGGCATATTAGTATTCCACTCATGTGATCTAGTAGCATCATAATATGCTCCATCATTTTGGTATCCGTTTACTTGATATTGTGCTGATCTAGCAGGATAAATCTTCTGTAATGATTTTAATTGTTTTTCATTCATTAGATAACCATATCTGTCAATAACATCAGCTACAGTCATTAAATCTATTTTACCTACATAATTAGAATCAGATATATATCTTTGATCAGGAGACTTTTGATAAAATGTTAAAACAGGATTCCATAGTTCTACATCATAATCATCTTCTAACATACGGAAATGCCAAAACTCTCTATCAGAAATAAGCATATCTCTAAATGCTCTTTCTTCAAGCTCTTGCATGTGGAATCTTTCTTCATCTACAGCAAGTTGATGTGATGCCCACTCTTCAACCATACTTCTATAGTCTTTAGAAAAGAAATCCTCTATTTCTGGTAATGTTTTTAATCCTTCTGGAGAAAGTCTTTGTTTAGCTTCATCAGATGCTGGGTCTAACCCCATCTCTAACATCTTCATAACTAGTGTTGCTTCTGCATCTGCTAGCAATGATTCTTCAATTTGCATTCTTTTTTGTTCTAACATCTCATTGTAAGATGTATCATCTACTGCTCTAAATTGTACTTTAGAATATCTCTTTGCAAATTCTCCAGTAAGAACATTAATTACATTTGGAATAATTGGATAAAACTTTAACTCTAGTGCTGAGTCATTTTCAGCAGTTAAAACATCCATCATATCTTTGTAATCATTATCAGGTTCTACAATATAATCTGATTTATCAATTACACCTTTTGCTAACTTATAATTTTTAAGTAAACGTCTAGCATTAATTCTTAAAAACTCTATTCCTTGTAATTCTAACCAATCTAGATTCCAAGCAGCCCAGTCATCTGTTTTCTTTGAATACGGTAAAAACTGTGTTGGCTGTGTTAAACTAGAAAATGTAGGCCCGCTTTCTGCTTTGGCTCCATTTTTTAATTGCATTGCATTTAATACTCTCATCTAGATTCTTTTTGGCTATTTAATATTTTTAAAACCAGACCTTCTTATTTTTTGACCACCCATAGATCTCCTACGGCCTATATTTTTAAACGCACTGGTATACTTTAATTTACTTATTTTTTCTGAATTTACCAAGGAATCACCTTCTGATTCACGCCTTTTAGCGTATCCTCTATTAGATTGCTGTATTTTTACAAATGCAACTAATGCACCAAAGGTTACTAATCTATCCACGTTAAGCCCAGGATAATATGCTAACATTTCTTTTATTAACATGGGATCTGGTATTCTTTCAACACCTAATGTTTGTGTCATCACATTACCTTCATCATCTAATTCTTCATCAATGACCTCTCTTATAAATTCTATTGCATATGATATTAAATGGCTTTTAAATAAAGTACCTGTATTTTTCCAACCGTATTCTTGATAAACAGTTCTATTTGAACCAAGATCTTTTAGAAATAATATTTGTTGTTTAGGGACTAAATATCTTTGTTTTTTTCTTGCAATCATATGCTGTATAAACAATGATATATTATTTTCTACAATAGTCCAAGCATTGTACCATTCAATGATTAATTCTAATCTTTCATGTGTTTTATTTATATCATCAAACCTACCACACCATGAAGCTACAATTTTATCTTTTTCAATAAATTGTTCTGTATCTCCTGCTTCATTTGTTCTAGTAACTTCTGTTGCATTTTTATAAACAATTATACTACACAATGAATCAGATGTTGTTGTTTTACCTTCTGACACAGGGTCAATAGATGCATAGTATTGACCAAAATCTGGACGTTTAGATGCAGGTCTTTCCCATACTACTATAGATCCAGTTTTATCTATTTGTTTTTTGTTTACAGGGAAGTCTGATATAGGAAGTTTATTTGTTCTTTTTGCTATTATACCTTCTTGCTCTCTATCTAATTCTATAAGTTCATAAGGATATTCTTTCTCTTCTATCTTTTTCATTTGTTTAGAAAGTATGCCTTGTGGAAATACAGATGCTTTTCTATAGGCAAATGCCTCTGCAATATTTAGTGGCTTCTGAGATATTCTTAACTGGTACTGTTCTGGACCTAGTTCAGCTTTCCATCTTTCTCTTTCTCTAATGATGGCTTCTATAGCTTCTTCTATTAGAGAATTGCCATATGAATCAATATAAGGGGGCATAGACCATTGTTCTGGTATAAATAACCCTGCCATACCAATGGTGCCATCTGCATCCATAAGATTAGTTTCTACAGCATATATATCATTTGATGTTGGGTTCATTATCATTTCTTTTAATGGACCACACTGTTCTAAATCACCAACTGAACCAGCTGCTATAAACATACCTGTTGTCATCATACCAGAAGACATTGCAGGACGTAAGTATTCATATGTCTGCATCATCTTAGGTGCAATACCTGCCTCCTCATGAAAGAAATAAGTTGTTGGTCCACCTACACCTGAAGTTGCATTCTTTTCAAAAGATGCACCCTGTATTTTAGATTTGAGACCTCTAGATGTTTTTCTGTTTCCTACTTTAACTTCAATCTGCTGTTGCCATAGTAAAACCTTTTCAGGATTACTTGGTCTATACCATGCTGTATGTTCATTAAGAAATGTTTTATATTCATCTAAGAACTTCCATGAACCTTTATCATTAATATAATCTTTTAGTGATGCACCAATTTTACACGTACTACCCTCTTCAAACCAATACGTATTAATTATCTTACCCATATGGAAGTAAGATGATGCTATCTGACGTTTCTTAAGAATAGCAGAATGTTGATTATTTAATTCAGCTAATATTTCATAAAGTGCCATATGGTATTGTGCATCTCTTACTTTTGCAAATCCATACTTTTTTTCTTCTTTATCAAATATAGGTAAGAAGTTTAACCACATATAGTAATCTCTAGTAAGATACCATATTTTATCTTTATTTTTATATATTACACCCTCTCTACATTTAGTTTTTTGATCATCCCAATAAGCCATAAAATCTTTTGACCTAAAGGGTGCTGTGCAATACAAACCTTCTTCATTAAACCTTCTTGCTTCTTCATTAAATATTAAGCTTGTTTCATCAAACTCATATTGACCAGGTTCTTTAAATATATCAAAAACAAATTCATGGAATACCATTTCATCATCAAATGAAGTAGTAGTCCATGAACCATTATCATATGTAGGTATAACTCTACTCATACCTTATGATAGCAAAAACATCTCCTGCTTGAAGAAGTAAATGTTCAACACCATCATGTTGCATAGGTGTAGGCATAGCGTGTTCAGCATACTGAACCTCATCACCTACTTTTATTTCTTGTACCTCAGCTCCAACACCTACTACAGTTCCCTTAAACTCTTTCTTTTGAGCTATTTCAGGGATAATTATTCCTGATGCTGTTTTAGTTTCAGCTGCCTTTCTTTTAATTAGTAGTCTTTTACCTACTGGAATTACTATCTGTTTCA